TTGACCATAGTTATTGTGGTATTGCAAATGGTCGTAGTGAGTTTGGCCCTCGTGCCCTTGGCAATCGTAGCCTTATCGCTGACCCTAGACGAGATATTAAGGACACTATTAATCAAGTTAAACGGCGCCAACAGTTTCGACCCTTTGGACCTGCGATCTTGGAAGAATACGCTTATGAATATTTCAAAGGACCAATGAACGAGTATATGCAATTCGTGGCAAAGGCAAAGCATGATTATAAATCAGTAACACATGTTGATGGCACTGCACGAGTTCAAATAGTTAAACCAAATTGTAAATCTATAATAAGACCAATCCTTGAAGAATGGTATGAGCAAACTAAATGCCCAATGTTATTAAACACAAGCTTAAATATTAAAGGTCAGCCAATGGTTGATACGTGGAAAGATGCTCTAAAATTTCAAAAGGAATATAATGTCAAAGTCTTCTAAGTACATTTTAGCTGCTGGGTGTAGTTTTACCGATAAAGACTTTAAGTCTACAATACACAAAGACTATGACACATCGTATCCAAAATGGCCTGAGATATTTGGCGAATACCAAGGCATGGATGTAGTTAATCTTGGTAAATCTGGTGTTGGTAATGATTACATTTGTAACGTATTAACTAAGCGTATTCTTGAAGATCAAAAAAATATAGACACTGTTGTCGTAGGTTGGTCAGAAGTGTATAGGTATGGAATGTTTGGTGGTAACTACCGATTAAATCCAATAACCGCGTTATACAGACCTGACCGCAAACAAGATCCATGGCAAGAAGCATCACGCCCTATGTTTGAGCTTATGTTTGATGGAGATTTGCTAAAGAAATCACATAATGTTAATGATATGAATAATCTAGCAGTATGGATGTTAAGTAGTTGGTTGGAATCCATGTGGCAAATCCAAGAACTTTGTAAGGTGTTAAATATAAAATATATTCAAACTAAGCTTTGTGGCAGTATTACGCTTGCTAAATTCAGACAAATAGAAAATTCTTTTTCTGAACCGCTTGGGTTTACAGAAAAGGAATGGCACGTTCAATTTGGTAGGATTAAAACTCTTTTTGAACTTGACAGAAGCCACTACATAGGGTATCCATTTCTAAACACATTTAATGGTTTTTGTCTTCAAGATAAACTTATTAGTGAGTTAACTATAAGTAATGGAGACGCGCATCCAAACGCTGAAGGTCATGAATTTATAGGAAGGAAGTTCTATGAACACTATACAAAAATTTATCCTTAAGTTAAAGTTTAAATTTATTATTTTTAAAATGAGATTTACAAAGCACGAAACAGAGGCTGATAAGAGTGAGGGGTTTATATATGAAAGAGACGAAGATTAGATATATTTTTGATGTTGATGGTACACTTACGCCAAGCCGACAAAAGATGGATCCTAAATTTAAACATTTCTTTTTAAAGTTTATAGAAACGAATAAGGTATGGTTGGTAACAGGATCTGACTATGCCAAAACAAAAGAGCAGCTTGGCGCAGACATTACTGAAAACGTAGTTACTTGCTACAATTGCAGTGGATCCGAAACAAGGCATCGTGGTAAAATTGTCAATGCTTCAAGTTGGACATTACCTGACGGAGCGAGATCTTGGCTTGATACACAGCTTTTATTATCAGATTTTAAATTACGTACAGGCAATCATATTGAAGAACGTCGTGGTTGTGTTAATTACAGTATCGTTGGTAGAAACGCTACGTTTAAGGAACGCAATGAATATATTGAATATGATAAGAAATACAAAGAAAGAAGTAATATCGCCAATACATTTAATTATATTTTTGGTAAAGAATCACTAGGTTTGCATGCAGCGATTGGCGGCGAGACTGGTTTGGATATATATCCTATAGGTAAAGATAAATCGCAAATACTTGACGACTTCGACGAAGATGATAACATTCATTTCTTTGGAGACAAAATGGATATGAGCGGTAACGATTATCCACTAGCACGAGCAAATAAAGCAGGAACCAATCACCACGTAAAAGATTGGCAACACACATTTAAAATATTGAGGAGTTTATAAATGTTTACAATAGAAATGGATTGGGATGAAACAGCAATCACCGTATTAGACCAAACAGGCGAAAATGAAGATGTACAATTTTTGATATATGATGACATAGCATATATACGTCAATTTGATAACGACACAAATAGGTTTAGTATAATCACAATGTCACCAGACCAAATTGGAGAAATCATAGCTTCAATGAACTTGCCAGAAGGCGCATATTTAATGGGAGAAACGCGATGATTTTGATATATGGGACACCAACCTGTGGATATTGTTTAAGGGCTAAAAAGTTAGCAGCGCGGTACGACTTACTACATGAATATAAAGATATTACATACTCTGCTAATAGAGATGAAATGATTAACCGCCTTGGTAAAAATGCTAAAACAGTTCCTCAAATTTTTTGGTATGGAAAACATATTGGTGGTTATAATGAGTTTGCTAGTGAAGTAGAAAATACACGCAATTATGGTGATGGTGATTTAAGCTAAATTAATTTCGTATGAAATGAAATTAACTATTGACATTCCTACATTTAGTTGGTATATTAGAATCAACAAATAAAGGAATACTAAAATGCATAAAACGTTATCAAATAAAATCGAATTAATTGCTGAAATTTTACTTTTCAACTGTGAGTCAACATGGAATGAAGTAAAACCATCGCTTGAAAAAATGTCAATCGTAGCTTTACAAGATCACTTGTTTTATGACCTTACTGAAGGTACTATGTACACTTATACATACACAGGAGAATTAGCATAATGTCTTATACATTTTCTACTGAAATCTTTTCAGACCTTCATAAAGATGCTTTTGGTTACCGTCCAAGTAGTGTCCACCCTTTTTACTCTTCAGATGATGCCAGCAAACAAGAATGCTGGGATTACACTATCGAGCGATTAGAAGCTCGTGAGCTTGAAGAAAAAGAAGCTGAAGCTGAAGCCGTTAAACAATTTAAGATAGATATGTTTAGTATCAACTCAATGGATACAAATGAGCAAGCCTTAGCTCGAATGGTAAATGTTGATACTTTAGAGCATGACCAAGCTATTGAGCATTGGGTATGGTCTTTTGGAATTCTATTCACACCATTCGGTAAAGAAATTGTTGAAACTTTAAAAAATATGAAATTAAAATGAAATTAACTATTGACATTCCTGTTTATATTTGGTATATTAGAATCAACAAATAAAGGAATATATAATATGTCAAATTTTAACGTATATCAAGTAGATGGTTCTCACGATGGTCCATTAGGAATTTATTCATCTAAGAAAAAAGCATTAGCAGCGGCTATTGCATATGTTCAGTCAAATGGTGATGATAACTACGATATTGATGATGTTAGTTGGAATACTATAACAACAATTTCAAATGATGATAACTCAGCTGACGTAATTCAGTGGGGAGTAAAATAATGTCTTATCAAATGACTAATTTAAATACGATGCAATTTATTACTGAGGACGTTGTGTTCTCTTTCCAAAAAGCAATCGCAAATAAAAATAACTTAGAACAAAAATTTGGTTCAACAAACTTTTGGAACTTTGTTTCAGCTGATATGCATATGGATCTAAAAAAGAGATATGATACAAAGTACATTGATGAGTCTTTTGACTTTTTGACTGAGTGTGAAATAGAAGACCGTAGGGTTGAAGCCTACTGGTAGTAGGATATAAAATGGTTAGAGTTGTACACTACGTTGGTATGACTGAAGAAAAGTATCAACGCGCACGTAGGGTCTTTGGAGGTCCTGCGTATTTCCACCGTAGAATGGACGACAGAGTATTTTCTGAAGTTGGTCCAGAAGACATGGTGGTTTTTGATGATGAGAGACGTTGTCCTTATGTGTGGGATGCGTCTGCAGTTCCGAGGAGATATACAGAATGAGTATGCATATGATACGTGGAGTTCAAGTCCACGGCAAGATGAAAAAGAAACTAACACCAAAGGATCGTTTGGCTGCAATCGAGCACGAGAAGTTCCTTAAGAAAATGGGTGTTGGTAAAACTAAAGCTCGGAATACAAATACAATTCCAGACTATTCATCTAATAATAAAGTCGAGCTCAGCAATAAAATTGCTGGGAACGGCACTGCTAAAGAAAGCACTCAATATACTGGTGATTATATCATTGGTATTGGTCAGATGCATAAAAGTAATGGTGTTCCTATTACACGTAAAGAAGATGCCGTTGCCATCGCAAACATGAGGAGATGATATGAAAACAACATGGGTAGATCCACCTAAAGGATGGAAATATGGTTTTCCAAAATCATTACCAAATCCGTTACCAGAACCTTGGAGTTTAAATCTATGGCTAATGTCAGAGGGTTATCCAATGGCAGAGTTTGCTAACTTTGGTGATAACTTCAATGATTACGTGAGAGTGTGGTATACATATGACTGGCAAGATTGATTTAGACAAAGTTACTCGAGTTGAAGTAATTGATAATAAAGGAAGGTCATATGCCAAACATAATGTTGAACGCGTATGGCTTTCCTTGCAAGATGATAACCAAACCTTAAAGGTAATGGTCACATATGAAGACGAAGAGGAAATCTGTATAGATTGATAAATAGCTCTATTACTATGGAGTTATTACATGTGGCACTACAAGGGTGAGGAATTCACCTCTGAAATGATTGGTGATTATATTGGATTTGTTTATATAATCACTGATGGTTCAAACGATAAAAAATATATCGGTAAAAAGATTTTCAAATCAAAAAGAAAACTTAAACCTTTGAAGGGTAAGACTCGACGAAGGACCAAGATAGTTGAGTCAGATTGGCAAAAGTACTATGGTTCATCAGAAGAAGTCAAACTTATGGTTGAAGAAAAAGGTACAGACAACTTTTACCGAGAGATAATCCACCTTTGTGATAAAAAAGGCGAAATGGGTTACCTTGAACTTTATGAGCAAATTACACGACATGCTTTACTTGACGATTCATTTTATAATGGTATATGTCAAGCCAAAATCCACAGAAGCCACGTTAAAGGATTAAAATGGCTTATGGACAAAAATAATAGTTGACATTTCATAATACTTGGTTTATATTGGTAGTATACTAAGAATCATTCCATGGAGCATATTATGATCATCAAACGTTCATCAGCATATAGCGGCAAAGTTCGCCAAAAGAATATACCTGTAGATCCTCAAGACTGGGCAATGTACCAAGGCGGTTACGCATCTATCCACGAGGTTATGCCTTATCTTACAAATGAAGACCGCGAGTTTATTTTGTCAGGTATGGTACCTTCTGAATGGAAAGAAGCATGTGCTGAAATTAACGCAATCGTGGAAGACACATTCGCATGATAGTTTTATTTAATGGTCCTCCTCAGTCAGGTAAAGATGCTGCAGCCGACTACTTTAAAGCAAAAGGTTGGAAACATCTTTCGTTTAAATACCAATTATATAAAGAAACATGCAAATACTTTGGATGTGATTACGAATGGTTTATGGAAAGATATGATGATCGTTCCGTTAAAGAAGTTCCTCATATGGATCTTGGTCATATGTCTTGCCGTGAAGCAATGATATACGTATCGGAAAAAATTGTAAAGCCTAAACGTGGTTTAGATTACTTTGGAAAACAAGTTGCTAATGAAATTGATTTGAATAAAAATTACGCAATTTCTGATGGTGGTTTTGTTGATGAACTTATACCTATTATAAATAAAATTGGAGATAACAATTTCGTACTTGTTCAACTTACACGAGATGGCTGTGATTATTCTACTGACTCTCGAAGATATTTTGATGGCGATGTCCAACAGGAATACATAAATTCCCATCGTACAGAAATAAACAAAAAGTATGTGTTACCTCATAAGTTTAATGTAAAGACTTACAGGATTCACAACAACTCTACTATTGAATCATTTCATTCAGTGTTAGAACAGATACATAAGAAGGAATTTTATGGAAGAGGAGCGAAATGCGAAGCAGCCTAAACCAAAGCCAACTCTTAAGCCGATATTTTACGAAAACCCTTACGACATAGAAACGTTTTTTGAAGGTATGAATATCGCAATAGAGCATGGAAAAGAGTTTCAATATGTTGATAGATTTATTACTCATATGAGAATAGATCCGATGCAAGACACTGCAGATATATCTTTTAAGGTTTTAAACCACGATTTAAAATTATTAGATTTCTCTGACTAAGTATAAATAAAATAGTTGACAATGAAAAGGAATACATTATGGAAATCAACAAAGAACAAGCAATCGCACAATTAGTCGCAGGACCATGTGATATTGTATTTACAAAAAAGAATGGTGACAAGCGCGAAATGCGTTGTACACTCGAAGCTTCAATGCTTCCTCCTCAGCTTCCACTTGAAGAAGGTCAGGAAAAACAAAAACGTACAGTTAACCCAGATGTCCTAGCAGTGTTTGATCTTGAAGCACAAGGCTGGCGTTCATTCCGATGGGATAGCCTACAATCAATCAATACATAATTTGGAGCTAACATATGAGTATGATTCATAAAGGTCATATCGTCGAGTCAGAACTATCTAAAAACTCAAAAGGCGGTACTGAAATGATGCGCAAACGCGTACTCGATAACGTTAATTCTGAATTGCTATCAAACGTAGCAATTCATTTTTCACGTCCACGGGAAATCCCTACAGATGTAAAAAACATCATGTATTGCCACGATCTTGCTGAAGATCCAGAAAACAATATTTTAAAAGATGGCGGTTGGAAAACATTCGACCATTTTGTTTTCGTATCACAATGGCAGCGAGATCAATACATTACATATTATGGATTACCATACTCAAAATGTACAGTAATTCCAAATGCGGTAGAGAAAGAATTTTCTGCTCCAGAGAATATGAGTCACGAAGGTAAAGTACGATTTATTTACCATACAACACCACATCGTGGATTGGAATTACTATATCCAATCTTTGATGAACTCAGTAAACACCATAAAAATATCCATCTTGATGTTTATTCATCATTTGCAATTTATGGTTGGGCACAACGTGATGATCCGTATGTTGGATTATTTACAGAAATTCATAACCACCCAAATATGACATACCATGGATCAGTTCCAAACTCGGATATCATATCAGCATTAGAACAAGCTGATGTATTCTTATATCCAAACATTTGGAAAGAAACATCGTGTATTGCTCTTATTGAAGCAATTAAATGTGGTGTGTTATGTATCCATCCAAACTATGGTGCTTTAACAGAAGTATCAGGCGGTCAGACATTAATGTATGATTATAGTGAGGATAACAATGCGAATGCAAACGCTGCTTATAGTATTGCTGACCAAGTGTTAAACACACAAAAGGAAGATAACGAATTCCTTAAACGGTTTACTACAACAGATAGAGCATTCTTATCTAAGAATAGTATTCCTATTTTCGCGAATAACTGGAATAAACTATTGAAAGAACTAAATGGCTGATATTATAGAATTTCCAAAGGACAAGCAAAATAGTCCGCCGCAGTCCCAAGAAGAAGTTGCTGAAAAGCTGCTTGAATTTAAATTAGGACACGCGGACCAAATTTCAGAAGCACTTTGGCAATATGTATTAACAGAGCTCATTAGAGCTGGATGTATCTTTACCTCAGAAGGACCTGCAGAGACAAATAAACATTTTCCTGCAATGGTTTTAGTATTAGAGGCAATTAAATCACTTCACCTGTCAACGTACGGGATACATCACCCTTTACAAGACTTCGCTGGAGATTCAATTAATATTGATGATTATAGGGAAGAACAAGAAATAACCGTTGACATTGATGAAGATATAGATTAGAATGGATCTATAAATTAAACTATAACATGAGAAAACAAAATGGCTATACTAGTAGACTATAATCAGGTTATCTTAGCCTCGCTGTTCGCGAGTATCGGTAACCACCACAACATTGACATTGACGAGAATATCATTCGTCATATGTTTTTAAATTCAATACGACACAACCGTAAAAAGTTCCATAAAGACTTTGGTGAAATCGTAATTTGTGCTGATGGTAAAAATACATGGCGCAGAGAAGCATATCCTTATTATAAAGGTAACCGTAAAAAATCACGCGATGAGTCTGATTTAGATTGGAATAACCTTTTTAGTATTATGAATACTATTCGTGATGAACTCAAAGAATACTTTCCTTATAAAGTAATTCATATTGACCATTGTGAAGCCGATGATATTATCGGTACTATTATTCATGACAATGGAACAGAATTGAATATGGGGTCAGAACCTTACTTGGTTCTATCAGCTGATAAAGATTTCATTCAGCTTCAGACATACGCCAATGTTCAGCAATTTGATCCAATTCGCAAACGTTGGATTAAAAACGATAACCCATCTATGTACCTTGAAGAACATATTCTAAAAGGCGATACTGGTGATGGTGTACCAAATATCTTATCACCAGATAACTGTTTGGCAATTGGTCAACGGCAAAAGCCAATGACTCAAAAACGTCTTGCTCAATATAGAGGTGGCACAGAAGAAATGGATGAGGAAACTCTACGTCGTTTTCATAGAAATAAAATGATGATTGACCTTACTCAAATTCCTCAGAAACTCCAAGAGCAAATTCGTGCAGAATATAACCAAGAGAAAGATGTTGGACGGTCTCAACTGTTTAACTTCTTTGTTCAGAAAAAACTTAAAAACTTAGTTTCAGATATACAGGATTTCTAATGGCAATACGTAGATCAATTTCAGAAATAATTAACCACTGCTCTACTATTAAAAGTAAGAGTGACAAAGTTGCGTGGCTGCAGGAAAACACCTCCCAACCATTGCAAGTTGTGTTAAAAAATATATATGATAGTAGAGTTGAATTTTTAATACCTGATACAGCCCCTCCTTGGACTCCTAATGAGTTTGAGGATGAGGCAAAATCATTACTATTCAGAGAAGCTCGAAGACTCAATATTTTTATTAAAGGTGGAGGATATGATAATTTAAACAAAATTAAACGAGAGACACTGTTCATTAGTTTACTTGAGGATTTAGACAATGATGATGCTAAATTATTAGCTAACCATATGATTTCTCAAAAACCAGTTAAAGGTTTGACTAAAGCAGTCGTTAACGAAGCATTTCCAAATTTAATAGAAGAATAAGATTTATGGCCAAAACATTTAGAAAATTCCGTGAAGATTACGATGATTGGGACGAGGTAGGCGATGACGATGTATCGTTGAAAGAACAACGCCTTAAAAATCGCAGAGATCGTAAGCGAAACAAAAGAGAAGAAAAGAATAAAACTTTTGATGAAAAAGTTGATATGAAACGAAAATAACTATTGACATTTGAGTTCTAATAGTGTATATTGATTCTATAAGGTAAACAAAAAGGAATCAATACTATGGGTACTTCATCAATGATCGGTTATATTAAAGAAGACGGTACAGTTGCTACTACATATTGTCACTATGATGGTTATGTAGAGTATAATGGCCGTCTTCTTTTAGATTCATTTAACACTCCAGAAAAAGCAAAAGAAGTTGCCGAAACAGGTTACCTTTCTGGTCTAAAAGCTGACTTAGAAATGTCTAAATCAGAGTCTGTTCACAAAGAAGAACCTTCAGTATATCTTACACCAAAATTGTTCATAGATAATGGCGACATAACACATGGCGCTCAGTATCTTTACCTTTACGATGGTGAAGATTGGTTGATTACTTCAACTGAAAATCTTGAAAACCGTAAGTGGTCATTAGTAGAAGATAAATTAAATTAAATGAAATTAACTATTGACATTCTCAATAGAATCAGTTATATTGTATATATCAAATGAAAACAAATAGGAAAAATAAAATGACAAAGACAATCACAAAATTCGACAAACCAACACTTCGCAATCTTCGTGTTGAAATGCAAGCATTGCTTGAGGCATATGGAGTTGAAACTAATTTGGAGATTTCTGTAGGAAACATGAGTTACTCAGATGCTGAAGTCAATATTAAAATCCAAGCAAAAGTAAAAGGTGCAGTTACTATGACTGACCGAATTCTTCAAATGGAAGTTGATCGTCTTGGTCTAAAAATGGTAAACTTTGCAGGTGATAAACTTGTATCGTATAAAACACGAGCTCAAAAATACTCATTTGTATATGAGTCTCACGGAAAATTGTATAAGACTGATGAGCGTGGTGTAAAAGCACGTTTCGCAGCTTAAGTTAAGAAAGAATATAATATGAAATTAAACGAAAAACTAATACTCGTTGATTGTGATGGGGTACTGCTTGATTGGCAGTACTCCTTCTATAAATGGATGGCTGAACGTGGTCATAATCCAGTTGCCGATGGTGTTTATGACATGGGTAAAGTCTTTGATATGTCATATGACGAAGCCAAAAAAATGTGTGAATATTTTAATTGTTCGGCTGCCATTGGTTGGTTAACACCTTTCCGAGATGCAGTGAAATATGTACGAAAGTTACATGAAGATCATGGCTTCGTATTTCATTGTATTACATCTCTGTCTACAGATAAATATGCTGGTAAACTACGGACTAAAAACCTTGAAGCAATCTTTGGTAAAAAGGTTTTTGAAGAAGTGATTTGCTTAGAATGTGGCGGTGACAAAGATGAAGCTTTAGAACCATACCGTGATAGCGGATGTTTCTGGGTAGAAGATAAGGAAGAGAATGCAGACCTTGGTCTAAAACTCGGCTTAAACTCTCTATTAATCCAACACGAACATAATAAAGATTATCGTGGAAATGCAATTAAAGTTGCAAATTGGCGTGAAATTTACGAACTGATATTATAAATAGAACCATGGAAGGAAGTTTAATTGCCCAGTTACACTTTTAAGAATATTGAAACAGATGAAATTTTTGACTCGATCATGTCAATGGCCGAGAGGGAAACTTTCCTTACAGACAATCCAAACATAACACAATTAGTTGGAAGGCCACCGTCAATCGGTGACCCTATTCGTTTAGGCATTAAAAAGCCAGATGACGGATTTCGTGATGTACTAAGAAATGTTCAACATCATCACAAAAAGGATAACATCAATACTTGGTAGTATCCACAAGGAGGTTTCATGGCAAAACAGCGAAGACTATCCCGCAAGGAAAAACGCAGAATAGAAAGAGATCAAGATCATATGATGGGTATTTTAAACACTAAGTTTTCAATGCGCAAAATAAGACCACTCACGCCCTCACAGGCAGATTTATTCGAGTCGTACAACGAAGGATATAATTTAGCAGCCATCGGAACAGCAGGTACAGGAAAAACAATGTGTGCTACATACTTAGCACTCAATGATGTACTACAGAAAGGAGAGTATGAAAAAGTCGTCATAATTAGATCTGCAGTTCAGACTAGGGAGCAAGGTTTTATGCCGGGCACTCAGGCACAAAAAGAAGCGGTATTTGAAGCACCATATTTAGATATCGTAAACGATCTATTCGATAGAAAAGATGCATATAATCTAATGAAGTCAAAAGGAATGATTGAGTTTAAAACTTCATCATTTGTCAGAGGATTAACTTTTGATAACGCAATCATAATCGTAGACGAATGTCAGTCAATGACTTATCACGAACTTGATAGTATTATCACAAGGGTCGGAGAATCATCAAAAATTGTATTTTGTGGAGACACAAAGCAGGATGATCTGGCAACATCTAGAAATCGCGCAGACATTACAGGACTACACGATTTCCTAAAAGTCTTATACGCAATACCATCGTTTGACGTAGTAAGATTTGGGATTAATGACATTGTTCGCTCCGGATTAGTAAAGGAGTACATTATGGCGAAAGAACAAATACTCGAAGATGTGGCATAAGTATGTATAAATAAACTAAATAGAATGCCTTGGATTAGTTCTGAGGCATTTTTAGTAAAAGGATAACATAATGCCATTAGTCACAACAGATGCTTATACGCATATTGGACATGCTTGTAACGGTCCACCTCCGGGCCACCCAAAACCTTTTCATAAAACAAATTATGTCGCTTCACAAAATAAAGCTACTTGTGGAGGAAGACCGGTAATACGTCAAGGTGATGCAACACGATGTGGAGATCCTGTAGCTTCCTTTTCAAGCAAAGTTAAAGTTGCTGGCAAAGGTGTACATCGTTTAGGTGATGCAACTTCTGGACATGCATGTCATTTCGTGGCTAACGCATCGGCAGGTGGACACCCTAAAGTAAACGCGGGATAAGGATATGATTAACGGTAAAGTATCTGGATTCGTAAATTTTACGAGATCAAATCCGGATTACTTCGCATTATTAACGGCATTAGCTGCCGAAACTGATCCTATACTTAGGGCAGAAATTGAAGCTAAAATTGTATTTACATCTCCTTTATCCAGAGATGAACAAGAATTATTTGAATATGCGCATTTTGATTATATAGAAGATAACCCAGGGTACGTAAGCGCAGAAGCAGCTTTACCTTATGTTGCAGTGAATTATGTGGCAAATGGATATATTAGTAGTACAGCCTTGGCTGCGGCAGTGCCATATGTTTTAGAAAATTACGTGATAGATGGTTATATAAATATAGAGAACAACGGAGTTAGTATCAGCAATGAAAGCGGTTGGACTGCTTACGTAGGTGAATACTACAGTCAAGACGGGGAAATAACATAATGGCAATTACTAAACGCAGCGATAAGGGTAGTGCTTTAACATATAACGAAATGGACGATAACTTTGATGCTATCGCTCCACGTACAAGCGAAACTGGTGCAATTCAAATTCCCGCTGGTACAACCGGTGAAAGACCAACAGGTCAAGAAGGTCATTTACGTTTTAATACCGCATCTAAACAATTTGAAGGATTTCAAGGAACAACTTGGTCAAGCATTGGCGGTGCTGGTGGCGGTGGCGGTGGAAGCCCAGGGATCCAAGGTGTACAAGGTACTGACGGAAACGCTGGTCCTGCAGGTAATCCCGGTTTGCAAGGTTCAACTGGAGACCCAGGGCTTGAAGGAGATCCGGGTCCGCAGGGTATTACTGGTTCAACAGGTGACGAAGGACAACAAGGTGACCCAGGGATCCAAGGTCCAGCTGGTTCTGTCCAAGGTTTACAAGGTACTTCCGGATTTCAAGGTACTACTGGTTTAGGTATTCAAGGTACTACCGGTTCAGGCTCTGATGGAGACCCAGGTGCTCAAGGTATTCAGGGTGCTGCTGGATCTACACAAGGTGTTCAAGGTTTAAGAGGTCCAGACGGTTCTGATGGATTTGGTAACCAAGGTACGACTGGTGCTCAGGGACCAGCAGGATCTATTCAAGGTTTACAAGGTACGATTGGTCCAGCAGGATTTGGCGCACAAGGTATTCAGGGTATCCAAGGTATTGAAGGTGAAGTAGGCGAAGATGGTCCTGCAGGTTTGCAAGGTGCTGATGGAGCAGGTGCTCAAGGTACTGATGGCTTCCAAGGTTTTCAAGGTACTGATGGCTTTCAAGGTAACGATGGTTTTGGGCTGCAAGGTTTACAAGGTCAACTCGGTAACGATGGACCACAAGGTGTACAAGGCGATTTAGGTTTACAAGGTCAAACAGGTACAGGCGCCGATGGTGTTCAAGGTCCTATTGGTGTGCAAGGTTTTGCTGGAGATGTTCAAGGTGTGCAAGGTTCAACTGGTGCAGGTCAACAAGGTACACAAGGTATTCTTGGTCCTATTGGTATTCAAGGAAACTTTGGTCCATCGCTTCAAGGTATTCAAGGTCAAGCTGGTTCAACACAAGGTTTTACAGGAACAATAGGTCCTGATGGTATTCAAGGTATTCAAGGTACACAAGGTTTATCATTACAAGGTGAGCAAGGTTTGCAGGGTCAACCCGGAACTGATGCAGCTGGTTTCCAAGGTACTCAAGGTCTATTAGGTAATCAAGGTACACAAGGTTCTCAAGGACCAACTGCATTCCAAGGTATTCAAGGATTTGGTGGACCGGGTGCGGTTGGTGTACAAGGTGTCCAAGGTAACCAAGGTTTTGTTGGTGAACAAGGTGACGACGGCGGAGCAGGACCTATAGGCCCACAAGGTGTCCAAGGTGTAAGAGGACCAATCGGTGATACTGGTGATGCAGGTTCAGACGGTGCAGGTGGTTTACAAGGTCTCCAAGGTACAGACGGAACTCTTAGTAATATAGTAGATGATACATCACCACAGCTTGGTGGTAACTTAGATATTAACTCAAAGAAATTCCTTAATGTAAACCCAATTAGTTTTGTTGAAGATGTTGCTAACCCATTAGATATTTCTACTGATGCAAATATTCAAATTAACCTTGAAGCTACAGATGGTTCTGCATATCAAACTAGGGCAACTATGTATTCTCAAAACAACTTACTGAGAATTACATCGCACGATAGAACTAATAACCCTGCACAAAATTATCAGCAATTAGCAATCAGACCAATTCTTAATAGTAGCACTTTACAATTATCAAGTGTTGTGGCTGGTGCAGCAACAAACTATGAAGTTACTACTGAATATAACGCAATGACTCATATTGCGCAAAACATGGAATACCTAAGTAATCCAGTAAGATTTAACAAAATTGATACTACAGCAAGAGATGCGTTAACTTCTCAAGCTGAAGGCAATATGATTTATAACACAACTACAGATCAGGTAGAAATCTACAATGGTTCTGGATGGGAAAATATAGCTGTTCCAAGCATTGACGACAATGGTAACGCCATAGCAATCACGATT